GGGATACAAATGGCCGATTCCTTCCGAATCGACATGGATATGAGTCGGTATGGTTCCGGTGACAGTCTTGTCAGGGATGGCCATCCACTGCGGTTCGGTCAGGATCCCCAGATAAGTCTCCGCATTACCGGCCAGGACCTTCACGGTGTGGGCTTTCCCGTAAGTGGTCATGTCCACGGTGTTTCCGGCGATGTACGCCACGTCATCCTGCCGCTCCCGGCTCCACATGTACCGGTCGGACAGTTCATCCAGAATCGAATCCAGCGCCTCTATGGCCACCTTGTTGTCCGAAGCCGAGGCGGTTTCCCCCACGGCCAGGACACCAAGTTCCTGCAGCGCTCCCTCGATTATCGCTTCGCGTTTCATTCGTCAACCGGAGTAGCCGAATACGTGTACCGCTTGAAACTTTTCCGCTGCTGCTTCCCGTCCTTCAGCTCGAACGTCTCCACCCTGGCGTTTTTCAGGACTTCGACATACCTTGCCGGAAGTTTCACAGGGACGCCTCTCTGGACCTGGATGTTGTACCCGTTGACGGAAATATCCACGGGCCCGTTTTCGTTCGGGTCGTCGCTTTGGGATATTTCCACAAGGAACATCGGCTCCTTTTTCGCATTGGCTTTCGCTTCCTCCATCCCCTCTGCCCCTGCGGATGTTTCGTTTCCTTCGGTGGAACTGTCAGTTTCGTTCTTTTTCTTTCTTGGCATGATCTTTCCTTCTGTTATTTGTTAGGGGGAGGGTTACCCCTCCCCGTTACTGGCTTACAGCGCGTCGGTAGCCGCATGCTCGATGCGAACCATCCAAAGCTCCTGCAGGATCTTCGCGGTGAACATCGCTTTCCAGCCGCTTGTTCCCCTCTGGTTCAGGGGGTCAGCCGCGCCGGAGGAGCCCAGAGGCTTCATGATGTTCTCCAGGTTGTGTCCGGCCAGGGGGACCACGCCATAAGCGTCCTTGGCGATGATCAGTGTCCCGTACACGTCGGCGAGTGTCCCGGTAGTGGAAATCATCGTTCCCTTGGCGGCTCCGGCGTCCGCCCACACCTTCTGTTTGGTGGTCATGACGAACCGGATGTTCTTGAAGGCCCCGATCTCCCCTTCCATGATGTTCCCCTGCTGGGCATATTCCTCCACCGACTTGTAGCCGGTGATCCCTTCCAGGTCGGCCTGCCCATCAGGGCCGACTATCCCGATGTAAGCCGGGCGAATCGGAGTGGTCCCGATTCCAGTGGAAGCGTTCAGCTGCTCCCGCACCATCTTGGCGTTCTGCCTGTTAAGGGCGCGGATGGCGGTTTTCAGGACACCCGCGCTCAGGGGAGTGTTGACCGCGTTCCGGGCCGCCCCGTTGGAGTAGACCACGTTGGTCCCCGCCACCAGGATGTCGCGAAGGATTTCGTCAATGGTCTCCGCCGCCTGTTCTCCCAGGATCTTGGCCGCCTCGTTCAGCACTGGATCCTGGTTGACCCACTGCACCACGTCAGACAGCGTGACGAAGTCGCCGTACTGCGCCAGGGTGGCAGTGATATCGGTCTTGGAAAGCTGGCTTCCAGCTGGGGTCACTCCCTCGGTCAGGGGTGTGGTCGCCACAGCCAGGGCGCTATATTTGCGGAACTTGATCTGATCGCCATTCCGCGTCTTGATTGGTCTTTGCTGGCCGAAGAGCGCATACAGCAGATACGGGATAGCCCGCGCCAGCAGCTGTTTGTCATAGTACGCCTGAGTTGCAGGCGGGATTTGAGTGGTGGTGGTAGTCGCCATTTATTATCCTTATCCTCCGCGCATGATCGCCCGGTCTCCCATCCTTGCGAAGTCTTCCAGGCTCATGCTGTTTAATTTTTCGATTTCGGCCTGTTCTGCGTTTGTTGGCGTGGTTGTGGCCTTGCTCCCACGCCCGCCGGTTGGAACCTGCATCCTTGCAAGCTTCCCCTTTTTCTCCTGTTCGGCTGCCTTTTTCCGGGTGGCAGTCTCCGCCTTGATTCTGCTTACCTCCGCAATGGTGACTTCCGGCATCGCCCCCTCACGATCAATAAGCGCCTGTATCCGGTTTCGGAAAGAGGGATCACGGCTCAGCTCATCAAAATCCGGATGAGCGGCCAGAACGGATCCATGCCATGAAGCGTAATTGTCCTGCTGGTTCGCCGACAGCGCTTCTGGTTCTGGCTCTTCCTGTGATTGTGGGATGGCTTTTCGGAGCTTTTCCTCCACGATATGAGCGACGCCTTCCTCCAGCCCATCGATCTCGTCAAGAATGGCCGGTTTGGGCAACTTGCTCTTCGCTTCCTCGGCTTCCTTTTTCAGCCGGGCCGCTTCCTGGGCTTTCTGTGTTGCGAACCTGTGATTGTCCTCGGCGATTTTCTTCTGTCTGGCCAATTCCGCCTTCAGCCGTTCAACCTCCGATTCCTCATCAGCTGCGGGTTCATCATCCCCGGTCTCTTCGCCTGGCTCCTCTTCTGGCTCATCCGTGGTAATGGGCTCGTCTACGGTCTCCGCCGGAGAGTCGGTATTCCCCTTATCTTCGGTAATGGATTCCTCTTCCTGCTCCGCCACGTACTCGTCCAGAGTCGCTCCCTTATCGAAAGCCTTCTCCGCCTTGTCATACTCTTTCTGGTAATCAGAATCTCTCATGGTCTCCTTCCTGGGGCCGGTCATTCCGGTAATCCCAATTCATCCACCGAGTCCGCATTGTTCGCGGATAGTTCGGCTTGGTTTATATCTCCAAGAAGCGATTCCGGGAGGGCCAGCATGTATTCCAGCTCCTTAATCCGTCCTCGCGTCTCTTCACAATCCTTCTCTACAAGCTTCCTGATCAGTTCCGCCCGTCGTTTTTCCAGCTCACCCCCGATCGCCGCCATTGCGCGGCTCCATCGATTGCGCCTGTCCTTCTGCTGATCAAGCCGGTCCAATGCCCCCTCCTTGCTCCATGACCGGTTGTGGTTCAGGAGCCAAAGCCTGTCCCTGTTGCATCGCCTGCATCTTCTGCGCCTGGTCCATTGCCTCCGCTGTCATCCTTTCGATATCCTCGTCGGTATAAACCGGGCTGGTTAATCCCGTGTCTCCGGCGGCCCATATCTGTTCCACCAGTTCCCGCAGGTCAACAAACTGGGCCAGCTGCTGGTTCCCGGCGACAATGTTCAAAAAGCCCTGGAGTTTGTTCATCAGCACTTCCTTGGCCATCAGGGTCTTGGCTCCGGTGGCTTTCCATTGCACATAGTCCAGGGAACCTTGGTCCTTCCAGTGCATCTGTATGGCCATCCACCTGCCAGCCGTGTCCTTGTCATGCATCGCCGCCACGGTCGCAGGATCCAGAAACTCCAGGTTCCACTTGATCAGGTCCTGGATACACGGTTCCACCCACTGGCTGTCGATATGAAGCAGGACTCCTTTCAAGGGGAGGCTTCCCGCGTTCATGATCATGCTGATCCCTGTGGCGGTCTGGTTCAGGCTCTTCGAATCGTTGCCCGTTGTGTATTTGCTTATTCCGGTATCGTCATCGGAAAACCTCTCGGCGATTTCCACGACCTTTTCCCACCCGTCGGTAACGTCCGGAATCAGGTGCACCTGGAATCCCGCCTTTATCTCTTCTGGCGAGGCGGTGTCTTCCAGTTCAAAGACCTTCCCAGTGCGAAGCTTGAAGTCTTCGTGTCCCTTGAAAAGCTTTCGTTTCACGGCAATGACAGGATGCAGAGCCCTTCCTTTCCCTTCCAGGTACAGGCGGAACGCTGCGTTTATGATCTTCTGAACCGGCATGTTGTTCTCTGCGATCCCCACCCCCCAGAACTCATCATCACCAGCTTCGTAGATTGCGCGATTGATGGGGCGGCGCGAATACGGGCTTCTCTCCGCCCGCACCACGATTCCGCCTATCATCACCACAAAAGCCTCCGCCATTCCGTCAGGATCTTCATCCTCACCCTCCGGGGCGCTGACTTCCGGTTTCGGGTTCTTGTCGCATCCGCACCCGCCACCATTTGCGGGCGCCTTTGCAGGGGCCATATGCTCGGTGGTCTCCTCCCCGGCGGATTCCATCTCTTCATGTTCGGAAGGCTCCCCGGCTTCATCCTTCAATCCATCCATTCCCGGGTCATCAACAGGGTCCGCGCCTTCCCGCTCCCACTCTTGCAAAAGCGCAGCAGGTACCCGTCCGAAATATTTGGCCACCTGGGCAGTCCCTCCCTCGGAAAAGTACCGGCTATACATGGCCCGCAGATCATCAGCCTGGTTCGATCCCTCGGCCTTTCGCGCCAGGTCCAGCCGCTTTACCTCGGCAATATTCCTGTACGCAGGGTCGGATTCCCATTCCGTGACTTCAGAACTGTGGGGAGAGAGATACGAGACAAAGAATATTCCGTCCCCGCGCTGGACGCATTTTGCGTCCGGATCCGGATATACATCCAGCGTCCTGATAAACTCGAAATAAGGTTCCGGGTATTCGTGGGGTGCGCTTTGCAGGGTACCGCCGACGCCCTTATTGGTATTGCTTATTTTTTTTGTCCGGACGAATGGACCGGCGATAAACGCTGTCCCGTAAATCGCCAGGGAATACACCCCCTTGTGTAGCGCTTTTGAGAACCCTCCATCCTCAAGTTGCCGACGGACGATCTTTTCCAGCGCGTCGCTCCACTGCACCAGCTCATTCTTGCTGGGAGTGGTATCGAAGGGCAGCTTGTCCCCGTTCCCGAAAAGTGAATCCAGGATCTTGGCCGCCGCGCTGCGTATCTTGTTTCGGGTTGATCCGACGAATATGTTTTTAGCCTTGGTGGATTTGGCCTGACCAGTTCCCTGGTGATCGTCATCGCGGGGAATCCGCATATAATCTGCATAGCAGTCCAGCATTACGTTTTCAGCTGGCTTTCGCGCCTCCTGCCACCTCTTGAACAGGTCCTGCATGTGGTTGGTCAGCGATCCGCTTCCCGGCGCCAGTCTGTCGATTACCTCTTTGCACATTACCAGTACGCTCCATCATCACCAGATTGCAACGGCGCCAATGGAGCCATCTGGACCGGCGCAACCATCGCATTCCTCAACCCCGCCACCAGATACCGTGTCCCGTCCATCAGGTGGTCATCGACCTTAACGACTTTCCCCTTTTCGTCCCGGTGATACAGCCGGAACTCCTTCAGCCAATTCAGGCAGGAACTGAAAACTTTCATCCGGCCTGTGGAAAGCCTGGTCCAAACTTCATAAATCCCGGCCTCCACGGCATTGTCCGCCGGTATAAGGTTCAATCCTTCCTCCCGATACATTTTCAGCAGTTGATTGCCATCGGCCTGGTTCCGTCCCCTGGCCGCCGGATCGATCATTCCTGGGATCCACGCGCCACGGGACTTTATTGCGCTGGCGTGAATTGGAGGCTGGGCCTCGCCCATGTAGTGTTCGGAGTAGATGTATAGAATGTCCGCTTCCCGATCCCACGCTCCCCAGGGCACTGCCGTCCGGTTCCAGCCCACGTCCATGCCATAGATGCGCGGCCAGTGGGCGGGAATCTTTATCGGATCGATCACGAACACCTCTTCGGAAACCGGGTATATCTGCCCGGAACCGAGGGAGGGAATTCCCTTTTTCCTCGCGTCCCTCTGGTGCGGGGGAATCGCTCCCCACAAGGTATTCTTCATGACGTCGGTCAGGTGAGGCGCATCATCCCATGTAGCCTGCGTCACGGCCTGGCCAATGGCGTCCTTGTCCGGATCGATGAACCGCTTTACCACGGCGGACATGCCGCGCAACGGCGTG